TCCAATAGCCACCGCCTGCTGGTGTAGCCCATTTTAAGCCTGTTGAAGCGGTACTATCCGCCACGAGAGTTTGGCCATTTGTGCCTACTGCTAGACGAGCTGGAGTATCCGCTGCCGTTGCAGTTATAAGATCACCTTTAGCGTCTACAATTGCATTTTGGATTGCGTTTGAATCATCCTGTGTAACCCACACAAAATCCATGTTTGTGTTTGAATTCTTGGCCAAGACTTGACCTGTTGTGCCGCCTAAAAGATCAGCCATCGATGAATCAACCGCCTGACCAAATACCTCAAAATCAGCTGGCAAATCCGTGACCAAATCGGTCGGTGTCGGCATTTGCCAGTTAAAATTTGATGTCGGGTTTGCCATTTTTTCTCCTTACGCTACGACTAAGGCATCAGCCCATGTGAGGCTGTTGCTGATTGTGTTCCATTGTTCTGTAATTGAGACATCCTGCCATTGCATGGCTTGCAATGAAAATGCCAATGGGGAAAGGATAGCCGTCACCGATACAGCGTTGTAAGAGGCACGCCATGTCCAACCTTCGACAAAACCAAGGTATGTGCCGGCTGCCATGTTCAGCGGCAAATCATTGATTCGCAATGGCAAACCCATAAAAATGTTGATCAGCGCATCGCGGTCAGAATCATCGATGTCTGGATTGCCAAGCTCAAATGTAATTTGTCTAAAATTGGCTTGAGGATAAGCTCTGAGTGTTAAATAAAAAGCGGCTTGATCCTCGGCATCGATTTGATGTCTCAAAGTGGTGCTGATGATTTGAGCCAATCTGCCATACAGACCAATTGATGTTGCATCACTATCGCTGACATCATTTTGAGAATTTTGGCCATACTTCAAATTTATTTCGTTCCGGATGTCACCAGCACGGGTTTGGATTGAGAGCGAATTAAAAAGTGCTTGATTTGCTGAGAGATCGGTGTATCCATTGGTGGCCAAGTAAATGGATCGATGATCTGCCGATGCATAGGAAATTTGGCCTGTAGGCGATTCGTAAATATAGCCCAATCCCGATGTTGCCAAAGCTGCAACCAATGAATAAACATCAATCGTTGATGATGATCTCTGTGAAAGCTCGTAACTTCCTGGGGTATCAATTTCACCTAAACCGGTATTTTGTGCATTTTGCCATTGCTCGGTCGGGTCATAGGTTGCCCATTGCAAAGCTGCCGGCACTTCGTTCCATGAGTTGATCAACAGATCCGTCAAAATCGTAAGTATTTGATCGCCATCAAAATCATGTGACAGCACGCCATCGGTTAATGCTTTTGGCAATCTGGCCAAAGCTCCTAAGCCTAAAATAGAAATTGATTGGTTGATACCAATAGCACGCGATGCTGTAATACCAATGTCAAATTCCACGACTGTGCCGCCAAAAATTGGCACAAAAGTATTTGTCGAATCTTTGAGCTCAATACTTACAGCATCATTGATTTCAATGTCGATGTTAGATTCATCCAAATTGATCAATTGGAGATTCACATAACCGGCATTGGCTTGCTCATAAATGTTTGTCCGGCCTGATGTAATAGTCAGATTGGCCAGCACCACATTTGTGTATTCAACGCCTCCGACTTTGACACGCCAAACAGGATTGAAAACGCTCATCAGATTGCCACAAGGCTTCCCGGCCCATTTGTGCCGCGATAGTAAGAATTGTTGAGCGCATCGACCACAGCTCGGTTGAAACCTTCCTCATCAATAATTGATGCAGAATTGACATTGATCACGATTCTTTCAGCTGTGGAAAGCCCACCGGTAACTGCTAATCGGGCCGCTGCGGCAGCTTCTCGAGCGGCTCTTAGGCGTGCCGTTTCTGCTACTTCTTCATTTTTCCGCAAAATTGCAGCTTGCATGCCGGGTGAAAATGCCTCAAGCGGAGCACCCGTAAATGTGCGTGGATCATTGCCACCCAAAAATGTGGTTGTGCCTCCACCGGTATTTACGCCACCGCCTGTGCTCCCACCGCCTGTGCTCCCACCGCCTGTTGAGCCGCCAAGACTTCCACTTATCTTGAGTGATTTGTCATTTCCATCATCGCCAAAGAAAAAGCGTGTGATTGGATTGTCTTTGATAAAATTTACAAATTCTTTAATTTTCGTGACTGTGTTGGAAATGAATCCAACGAGCTTTGAAAAGCCTGTAACAAGGCCACCGACAATTGTGCCGACACCTTCCAAAGCTGTTTTGAAAGTACCGCCCAAAAGTGGTGCCAAATACTTTTTGATGAAATCCCACACTTTTGCTAGTGCATCATAGAAAGGCTGCAATTCCGCTGAATTGTCCGTAATGGCTTTTTTAATATTATCAAATGCAGATCTTAAGCCTTCAAGGATTGGCCCGACGATCGAGCCAATTGCTGGAATCACCTCGTTGTAAAGAAATTTCCACCATGATGTGAGAATTGGCAAAAGGTCATCTCGGATTACTTTGAAAATTGCGCCAAATGCTGGCCCCAATGTTTTGCCTAAATTGTCTGCAAATCCTTGAATTGCCGGGATGCCTTTGTCCACAAACGCGCTGAGTAGCGGTGTAAGCGCATCAAGCACATACGATCCGACTGTTTCTTTGGCTTCATCAAATGCGACAGTTAGCCGCGCCATTTTGCCTTGAAATGTCTCAGCTTGCTTTGATGCCTGACCTTCAAAAGTCTTTGAAAGCGCAGCTGCGGCAGCATCAAAATCTTTTGACTTGATAATCGAATCATCGATTCCCACACCCAATTTTTTGAGTGCTCCTAGGTTCCCGTCATACGCTTTACCTAACGCCTCTGACACCGCTTGCAAATCTTTCCCGGTGCCCGCACTAATGTTTAAAGCCAATGATTGTAATTCTTGAGCTTTGGTCTGATCTTTTGTCGATCTGATCAACCGATCAAGCGATGGCCTTAATTTGTCATCGGTGATGCCGTTGGCCAACGCTGTTTGTGTTATGTAATCCTCAACAGCTTTAATCTGGTTAGTTGTAGCACCCGTAACATTTTTGAGTGTGGTGGCCAGTTTGGCTTGAGCGGCTTCATCCTCGATGGCAGACTTGACACCATCGACAAGCAATGTGCCGGCATAAGCTGCGGCAGCTGCTCCAGCTACGGCAAAAGCTGTGCCGGCTTTTTTGGCAAATCCACCGAGCTTTGATCCAAAACCTTCAACCTCGTTTGATCCGCTGTTGAGATTCTTTTTAAGGTTGTCAATGTCAGCCAAAATGGAAAGTTTGAGTGTCCTACTTTGACCAGCCATCACCACTCCTTCAAAATCTTAGTAAATGCAGCTTCCCATTGAGCAATGATGTGAGGTTGTTCAGCTCTCAAGGTTGGATAAATAAAGTATCCTCTTGAGCCGCGACCTTCACGACCTGACCACACCGGGAATTGCTTGAATTTATTTGAGCCAAATTCGTAACCGCCCCAAAGCTGTTGAGTTGTAGCTCCACCGCTGAATTTTTGAGAAACAAAGCCAAATGACAATTCACCAATCTTTGATGACTTGCTTACACGAGATCCATCAGCAACACGGCTGGCCGCTTTGTTTGGTCGGCCACTAGCCGCACTTTTGATTTTTGATTGCACATAAGTGGCCAAGCCATTTGATACGCCTTTGGCCTGTTGTACAGCTGCATCATCCATGCCTTTGAAAGCCTGCAAAATGCCACGCAATTGAGCTTTGTCATAAGTGATTGACTCAGTTGCCATTTCTTTTCCTTAGTATCTCAAAAGCGGTTAAAATGTCCTCAGCTGTTTGAAACTCTGATCGTGACAATCCCGTATCGATAGCCAATTCCCAAAGAATCCGGTTTATTGATCCGGACTCGTAACTTTTGGGTTTTCGGTTTCTCCCATGTTTATGTCAGTCACAGTCTCACACCACACTTCAAAAGGTTTTACAGGCTTTCCAGCCGCCTCGCGCTTCATTGCGTGATACGCCAAAAACATCAAATCAGCAATTCCCAGCTTGTCTTGTACTTGCTGGATTGTGTTGCCGGTCTTTTGTTCCCATTTGACCCACTCTGGTGGGAGCGCGGTATAGGTTGCGCTCTCCCCAGCCGTGTATTCAATTGTGATTGCTAGTTTCATTTTTGCTCCCGATTCTTTTCTTAGCTGTATGTTTCAGTAGGTTGGCCAATGACTGTCAATGCCCATGTGTCTGTGAGTGCTCCCGGAGCAGCACCGCCAGCTGACGGAAAGATTGGCAAAACTGTGAAAGTGAAAACCGCTCCAGTAGCAGCTGTTAAAGAAACAGCCACAGGCGTGTTTGCGTTGTTTTCCGCGTTATTCCACATATTTTCAAACAATGAGCCTTGCGTAGCTGTTGATCCCCAGTCTTGCAAAAGTTCAATTGTGAAAGTCCATTGCTTATCGACCGATCTATACGCTGGGCCGTTAAGTGTTGTGTATCTTTCGATGGTGGTGTCACATGCCAGCGTTGCCGATGTTGTCTGTGCTGCATAGACTTTTGTGTCCAGCGTGAAAGACACATCGCGGCCGGTAATGATAACTGTACTCATTTGATCTCCTTAATTGGTGTAGTAGGTGCTTACTTGTAAATCGGCCGTGAGGTATTTACCTGCACCGACTTCCAATGGTTGTGGTTGATTAACATTGCCAACTTCGTAACCGACTGGCATTGCTCCGATGATACTGATCATCAATTTTTCTAAATTGTCTAAAGCTGCGGCATTGTTCATGTATCCAACAACGCCAGTCACA